CGTCTATTGTAATGCCTTCTACTCTTGTTAAAGAATTTCTTGTTTGGGAGGCAGAGAATATAAATCCATCATTGAAACATGATGATAGTAGAATTTCCTTGTTTGCAAAGCTTAATAATAGAACTGTTAAAGTGCCATTCCCAAATTTGGTTGATCACAGAGATAATGAAGTAAAGACTGTGCAGGGAAATAGATGGTCAAAACCAAGGATGAGTGTTGATTTTATGGGGAGCCGTAACCCAAATGATTTTGATTGGACAGATACTCAAAAAACGATGAAATCTATTAACAGCTACACTCAATTCAATAAATATTTGTTAAAATGATATACAATTCCGCACTTAAAAATAACACTCAATATTTAAGAGGTTATCCAATAACTAATAGATTTGTTATCAATGATAACATAGGATTTAAGAGAAACCTTGTTGTCGAGGGGTATCATGAAAATTTTGATTTGTCTGATTGTTTCTATTGCGAACCCCCATACCCATCAGGTTTAAAAATATTTGATGAAAGATCTGGAGAGAGAACCAAGTCATATTCAGATTTTTGCGGACAATTTGCAAATTTTTGGGATGTTGTAGGGGGTCGTCCAAAATTTGCAGTAGCATCTAAGCAATTGTTAAAATCCCTTCCAAAGCCAGATGTTCAAGTTCAGATGAGATTAAATGCAAATATTGAAACGCTTAGCTGTTGGAATGCGGAGGCTCCTAATAACTTAACGTCTGATCAAGTGTGTTATTACTTAGGAACGAAATATAATTGCCTTGGAGATCCTACATGCGGGTATGGCAATTCAGTTATAAGCTTCATTAAAGCCAGAAAAACAAATACATTTGTTGCTTCTGATTATGATGGGCGTTGCATTTCTGTTTTGAAGATGAGGCTTGAAAATGAAAATTTACCTTAAACAAAGCGTATGGGATGCAGCCTTAGAGCGTATCGAGTATATATTCGATGAGTTTGATGATGTAGTTGTTTCCTTCTCAGGCGGCAAGGACAGCACAGTAACCTTCCAGCTTGCTATGATGGTCGCTGAGAAGCGAAACAGGCTTCCGCTTAAGGTCATGTTCTTAGATCAAGAAGCTGAGTGGCAGAATGTAATAAATTACGTCAGGGATGTTATGACAGATCCTCGCGTAGACCCTATGTGGTTTCAGATGCCAATTCGCATGACTAACTCGACATCAAACGACCAGCATTTCTTGCACTGCTGGACAGAGGGTGATGACGAGGATTGGATGAGACCAAAGGAAGATTTCGCTATAACAGAAAACATATATGGCACTGATAGGTTCTTTGATCTTTTCCCAGCAATCATGAAACACCATTGGCCCAATAAAAAGTTAGCTGTTTTAGCTGGGGTAAGAGCGGAGGAAAGCCCCGCTCGTCTTGCAGGATTGACAACCGCAGCAACTTACAAATGGATAACTTGGGGAAAGGCTGTAGATAAGAAAGTCGGGCAGTATAATTTTTATCCGCTTTATGATTGGTCATATACGGACATTTGGAAATCCATCCATGAGCATGGGTGGCAATACGCCAAAGCATATGACTATTTTTATCAATATGGTATAAGCCCGACTAAAATGCGAGTTTCAAACCTCCATCATGAAACAGCAGTTCATCAGCTTTTTTATCTTCAAGAGATAGAGCGCGATACATGGAATAAATTGACCAAGAGATTGGAGGGTATCAATCAAGCCCGCCATATGACCAAGGAAGATATGTTCCAAGCTAAAAAACTGCCGTATATGTTCAAAGATTGGAAGGAATACAGAGATCACTTGCTGGTCAATCTAGTAACTGATCAATCCTATCAGGACGCAATGAGAAAGCGGTTTCGTGCTATGGATAAGAAGTACGGCCTTATGAAAGACGTCTCAAAGCTTCATAAAGTTCATATCGCAACAGTGCTTGCACAGGATATTGATTTCACTAAGTGCAGTAATTTTGAGCAAAGCCCCTATGCGATTACTTACAGAAGATGGCGTAGAGGCGAGCCAAAAGACATTAAATTTGTTCAGAAATCAGAAGCGAAAGATTGGATACCAGTAGCAGTATGAAGATTTTGCATGAGTTAGAAAAAGCCTTTCATGGAACTGATGATCAGACTAAAATTGAAATGATTGAAAAGATCAAAGATTTCTTGCATGAAGTTACTCCCATTCAACAGCCAGTTGATAGAGTTAAATGGGTTGATATAGATATGGTGCAAGCAAATGACTACAATCCTAATAGCGTTGCTGGCGCGGAAATGAAATTGTTATATACTTCAATTAAACATGATGGATATACCCAGCCAATAGTTACTATCTATGATGAAGATCTTGATAAGTTTATTATTGTTGATGGGTTCCATCGATATTTTACATGCAAAAGCAATCAGGACATCAAAGATCGAAATCATGGTCGATTGCCAATAGTCGTTATTGAAAAGGATATAAATGAGCGAATGGCGGCAACAGTTCGTCATAACAGGGCCAGAGGATCACATAGCGTTGATGGAATGGCTAATATGGTTTTTTCTATGCTTGGCGAGGGGTGGAAAGACGAGGACATATGCAATCATCTTGGGATGGAACCAGAGGAGCTATTACGGCTCAAGCATATTACTGGATTTTCAAAGCTGTTTGCGGATGCTGAATACAAGAAAGCATGGGTTACAAAACAACAGATTTTGATTAAGAAAAATTATGAACTGGAAAATAGTGAAAATAAGTGATAATGATTAGGGTATGAGTAACAAATTAGAAGAAGCGCTAAAGCGCACTATCAAAGATGAGTTTGTTCATGGGTTCATGGATGAAAATGGGGCGCGTCAATATCCTACGATTATGGCTCTGGCAAAGCGTCATGACATTCCAAACGTAACCCTTCACAGGCATTCCAAAAAGGAAGATTGGCAGTCTGAAAAGAATAAGGTCCAGACGGAATATGAGGAAGCTGTTGCTAGAGAGCGCCTTGAGAAGATGGTCAAGAACGGGGCTGTTCTGGATGACAGATCTATAAATCTTGCATTTGGAATGATGGGGGATGTCGCGCGTAGGTTAACGGAAGATCAGGAAAATAGGGATCGACTTGGTCGTATATTAGATATGCCTGATGGACCCGATAGAGACGAGCTTCTTAAAAAGTTTCATATAAAAAATAAGATTATGACAGCGCATGATCTAAGTTCTATTGCTGGAGTGGTTGCACAGGCTCAGAAGATAGGCAAGTTAGCGATGGGTCAAGCACAAGAAATAAGCAAGGTATCAGCCAATGTCTCAGCACCAGATAGTTTACGAGAAATTATCGCAGAACTGGACGAACTTGCCGCAATCAAGTCATCAGCAGCAAAGCACACTATACAGTAATTGGTTAAAGATGGCCCGACCAGAGCAAATTACCCCAGCTGGTCAATGGAATGTTTGGTTAATTTTAGCGGGTCGTGGATGGGGCAAAACCATGACAGGCGCTTTTGACACTATGCTTTATGCATTGAATAACCCTAATAGTAGATGTGCAGTTGTTGCTCCTACATTCGGAGATTTAAGAAGGGTTGCTTTTGGTGGTGTCTCAGGAATTATGAATTATCTGCCAGATGAGTGCTTACTCAAGGGCAGGGGGCAGGGGTATTCTTCATCAGCACAGGAAATAAGATTATATAATGGCTCTTTAATACAAGGTTTTGCTGCTACAGAGCCAGAGAGATTGCGTGGCCCTCAGTTTCATAGGGCATGGTGCGATGAGATAGCTGCGTGGTTTTATCCACAGGCATTTGATCAATTAATGTTTGGATTGCGTTTAGGTCAAAATCCTCAATGCGTAATTACTACTACTCCAAAGCCAAATGATCTAACTCGCAGCCTCTTAAAGAGAACTAATACGGCTGTAACGAGAGGAAGCACATTCGATAATGCTGCAAACCTTGCGCCCGCCGCATTGCAGCAACTTAAAGAAAAATATGATGGAACACGAATTGGTAGGCAGGAGCTTTACGCAGAGGTTCTTGATGATCTTGAGGGTGCCCTCTGGAATTACAAGATGTTTGAAACTCATAGGGCAAATCCAAGTGAAGAACCTCAATACATTAGAACTGTCGTTTCGATTGATCCAGCGGTAACAAGCCACGATGAAAGCGATGAGACAGGAATAATAGTAGCAAGCTTGGGAGAGGATGGAAGATTTTATGTTAGGCAAGATGCGTCTATGCGCGGATCTCCAGACGAGTGGGCAAGGAAAGCTGTGGGCCTTTACCATACTTTTGAGGCTGACAGGATTATCGCAGAAGTAAACAACGGTGGCGATCTCGTCGAAAAAGTGGTAAGAACTGTAGAGAGAAATGTTCCGTATACTGCGGTAAGGGCATCCAGAGGAAAGCTTGTAAGAGCAGAACCCATTGCAGCTTTATACGAACAAGGCAAAGTAAGGCACGTTGGTGCTTTTAATGAATTAGAGGAACAGATGGCGTCTTATACCCCAATGTCTAAGAAATCGCCTGATAGACTTGATGCTTTAGTTTGGGCATTAACAGAATTGAACTCAAGAACAGGCAAGGCCGTTTGGAGAATTAGCTGATGGGTATTTTAGACAATATAGCGGGATTATTCAGAGACGCGCCGATTGAGCGCAAGGAAGCACCGCAGGTGTATATGAACGCTTCTATGCCGTACCACGCGCGTAAAGATAACTTCAAAGCTTATGCCAATGAGGGATATAGGCAGAACGCCATAGTTTATCGCTGTGTTAATGAAATTGCTAATGGGGCGGCAAGCATCCCATTTTGCGTTTATCAAGGCGATGTAAAGCTAGATAGGCACCCGCTTATTTCTTTGTTAAAGAGACCAAACCCATTGCAAGCTGGTGTAGAGTATTTTCAAAGTCTTTACTCATATCTTCTGCTGTCTGGAAATTCATACGCACTTCAATCAGATATAAACGGCGTTCCAAGGGAGTTGCATGTTCTTAGACCAGATAGAATTGAGATTGAGCCAAGCAGCACTGCAATACCAAAGTCTTATAAATATAAGGTTGGACAAGAGGTAATAAGAACTTATCCAGCCGACCCAGCGACAGGCGCATCTGAGATTAAACATTTCAAGATGTGGAATCCTCTGGACGATTATCTTGGCCTTTCTCCACTTATGG